TTGAGGTATGAGCGAATAGAAGAACGCCTCAAGGATGGCTCTAAGCGTTTTGATAGGCTTGATGAAAAGATTGACCGCTTTGGCAATAGGCTGTGGTGGATCATTGGTTTAATCGTTGTGAGCATTCTTGTGCCACAGTTTTTAGGAGGCTGATATGAGTGATGGAACAATCAAGATACCGACATGGGCCTTGCCAATAGGCGCTGCTGCGCTGTCAGGTGCGATGGTCTGGGGTGCTAGTCAGGCACAAGCACAGGCTACACAAGAAGAAGTAGACCGTATTGAGGCTGCTGTTGTTGATGTGGTCGAGGAACAACAAGCAACGGGAAAGTTAGCAGCAGTAAATGCGAGCAAAATCGAGGCTATCGTCGATTCATTAGCGGAGCAGTCGGAAACAGCGAAGGCCAGCGATCAGAAGCTACAGCAGCTAATAGAGATAATGCTGAAGCAGAACTAGAGTATGACCCTGCCAATCCAAATCTATACTGTGATTTAAGGGAATGGCGCATGTTAGAGTTGGTCAACCCGCCTCAGTATCGCCACTGTATTGCTATGGAGTGGATGCGCTATAACCACCGCCAGTGCGAGTATGGCGCTCAGATTTATGTGCAAAACACCATGTCTCGCGTTCTTGGAACCGCACATCAGCTTGACGTTGAGTTGCTATCTTGGGACTTGGTTAAGCCTCAAGCCGTGAGAACCCAAGCTGTGAAGAAAAAGCGTAGGCTGTGATGGAGATAGCACCGTTCCCTAATAGCGTTAATGCGCCATATCGCGGTATCGACCAGTTGCGGGACGCTTACCGCGTTGATCAAATCTCTCGCAATACAACTAAAGAAGTTTCTGCAATTACAAGATACAGCGAGTTTGTATACGAGTATCGCAGTGGCGAAATACATACTTCAACGCTCAAGGTTTCACGACAAGACTTTTTGGATCTTGAAGTATGAGCATGATGATTTTTGTTTTGATTATTCTTGAGCGGGGCGAACCCACCGGACAAGAGTTTTATTTTCAAGAACTTACGTCCTGCCTTGAGTACAGTAACGCTTTAAACGCACAGTCTGTTGGCAGTATTAATCAGCTTTTAAGTAACAACCGATACTTCTCAACTTACTGTGCAGTACGAGAGATCCCAACAGCAGATGCAGGTAACAAGATATTGTTCCGTGATCCCAAAAAGGCGGCGTCCGAATGAAAGCTAAAATGGTCTTAGTCATGGTGGTTGGGCTTATTACCTTGCTTGCTGTAATTGTTATTGGTGATTTTTACATTGCCATCAAAGAAAACAAATCACCTGATGAAAGCGTAATTTCCTTGCTTCAACACGCTATCGTGGGGTTTATTGGTGTCATTAGCGGCTACATAGCGGGAAAGGATAATGAGTCCTAAGAAGTTACAGACAAAAAGCCGATACGATTTATTAGACCTAGATAACGATGGGATTGTCAGTGATGACGAAATTGAGAAAGCTGATCGCATACTTGAGATGGAGGTCGCTGAAGAAAAGGCTGATTCTCAACGCCGTATGGCTTGGGCATGCCTTCTATCGGTTATCATACTTACAGTTCTCCTTGTCTCTCCGTTTGTGGCAGAAACTAGAGTCAGCGCGTTGTCGGATCTGGTCGGACTATTCTATATAAGCATGGCCGGGGTGATTGGAGCGCATATGGGTGTACAAGCTTGGATGAGCAGAAGGTAAGTGAAGAGCGACGAGTTACGCTGCGTTGCGCTCGTTGCAAAAAGAAAGGAGGCGTTATGGACTTCGTGCATCTTAAAGTAAAACTACTTTGTCCAAAGTGCTTCGCTAGATATAGTGGGTGGGCCTAATTGATGCATAAACTGTTTAAACGGTGTGTAAATGACATTACAACGATTTAATTTTAAGCCCGGAATCCATAAGGAAGGAACTGACTACAGCAATGAAGGTCATTTTTTTGATGCTTCATTTATAAGATTTAGATCAGGATTTCCAGAAAAGGTTGGGGGATGGACAAAAAAATATATAAGTTCGTTTGTTGGAGTATGCAGAAAGATAAAGCAATGGGCTGCTAATGACGGTCTTAGATTTATTGCATTAGGCACAACAAAAAAGACATACATTATTTCAGGTAACACATTTATAGATGTTACTCCAATTAGATCTACAACAAGTGCTGGAGATGCAACATTTGCAGCATCAGACGGGTCATCAACCCTTACGGTAACAGAAAATGGTCATGGCGCAGCACTAGGTGATTTTGTGACATTTAGTGGCGCGGCAACTTTAGGCGGTTTAATTACTGCGGAAGTGCTTAATCAAGAGTATGAAATTGCATCTATTACTTCTGCTAATGCATTTACTATTACAGCCAAAGATACTACTGGTAGTGCTGTAACTGCTAATGCTAGTGATTCGGGCAATGGTGGAGGCTCTACTGTAGCAGCGTATCAAATTAACATTGGATTGGATGTTGCTGTGCCGGGTGGTGGTTGGGCATCTGGCCCATGGGGTGATGGCACTTGGGGTACAGCCGCTGGAAATACTGTGGCTAATAGTTTAAGGCTTTGGTCGCTTGACAACTTTGGCGAAGATTTATTGCTTAATGCTAGGTTAGGAGCAATATTTTTATGGGATAAAACTAATACAACTACAAGAGCAAAAGAGCTATCAACAATAACAAATGCATCTAATCCTCCATCAGAGGTTTTGCAGATTGTTGTGTCAACACAAGATCGGCATGTTCTTGCTATTGGTTGTAATCCTATTTTTGAGTCTAATTTAGATCCGATGCAGATTAGATGGTGTACTCAAGAAAATGTATTAGATTGGACACCAAGAACAACTAACACTGCTGGAGACTTAAAGCTATCAGTTGGTTCTACAATTGTTGGTGCTTTGAGGGGCCGTCAAGAAGTAGCTATTTGGACAGACAATGCTTTGTATAGCGTTCAATTTGTTGGTGCGCCTTTCGTGTTTAAGGCAAATCTTATTACAGATGGCGTTAGTCTGATTTCACCTAATGCTGCTGTGACTGCAAACAACGTCATATTTTTTATGGATCGCGGTAATTTTTATGCATATGCAGGTGCAGCAAAAGTTTTGCCATGTACTGTACGCCAATATGTGTTTGATGATTTTAATGATATTCAATCAGAGCAAGTAACGGCATTTGCTAATACTGCGTTTAATGAAGTTGGATGGTTTTACCCATCATCTGGGTCTACAGTGCTAGACAAACAAGTTGTTTACAATTATGCAGAAAATGTTTGGTCAATTTCTGATTTAGCTAGGGATGCTTGGGATGATGCTGCGGCATCATCTGATAATCCAATAGCGGTAAAAACAATAAATGATGCTGGTTATGTGTACTCGCATGAGGTTGGATATGATGATGAAGATCAGCCATTAACAGCATTCATTGAAACTGCTGATTTTGATATTGCAGATGGTGATCATTTTGCATTTGTAAGAAGGCTGTTGCCTGACTGTAAGTTTGTTGGCGGCTCAACAACACCAGAGCTAACGTATACAATAAAAACAAGAGATAATGCCGGTGGGACTATTACAGCAGAAAGCACTACAGCAGTTACGCCATCATCAGAGTTTGCTATGGCAAATGTCCGGGCAAGAGCGCGACAAATAAGAGTTCGCATAGAAAGCACTGATGTTGAAAATGGTTGGCGACTTGGTGATGTGCGCCTTGATGTAAGGACAGATGGAAGGCGATGAGTACACGATCATCTAGTGGAGCAGAATTTAGGCTACCTTTGGAGTTACCACCTGCTGAGTATTCAGAAGAGTATCAAATAAGGCTTGTCAATCAATTGCGGATTGTTTTGGAATTGATTCCTTCAAAAACAGATGTGGAAGATAGCTCGCAAGCTATTTCATGGTTTATGTCGTAATGCCACAAACATATCAAAATGTAGTAAAGACGCTTACTGGTACATCGGTAACGGATATATATGAGTGCCCACAAGGGGCAACAGCTATACTTAAAACAATAAGTGCGCTTAATACAAATGCATCAAATCCAGCAACGCTTATCGTTCATGTGTACGATAGTAGTGCAGATGCATTGTTTGAATTTAACACTGGGTCTGTAGCGGCTGTCACAAGGAAACCATACCTTGAAAATGGCGAAGTTATTGTCCTTGAATCAAAAGATAAGTTACGCATGACAGCAGGAACGGCAGATTACTTTGATGTATTTGTGTCCTTGCTTGAGATAACATAGCGTTTAAACATACAGAGGTTGGTATGAACAGTAACTTCAGACAGCAGCCCCCCTTCCCGCTAAAGAAGCAAGCAGAAGCTATTGCTAGCAAAGGGCGGTTTGGCGACTCAACATTAGTTCATATGAACCCCATGGAGGTTGATGTATTACGATCAATGACTCCAAACAATCAACTGACGATTAATCCTGATACCGGACAACCAGAAGCATTTCTTCCGTTGTTATTAGCATTAGGCGGTGGGTTGCTTGGAGCAGCCGCTCCTATCGGCGCTCTGGGTGCGCTTGGCGGCTCTGTTGGTCTTGCTGCATTAGGGTCTGGGATTGGTACAACTATTGAAACTGGCAGCTTAGAAGAAGGCATTAAGGCGGGCTTGATAAGCGGAGTTCTTGGTGGTGTTGGTGGAAGGTTGTTTGAAGGTTTTGGCGCAGCTAAAGATGTTGCTACTGGTGTTGGTCAGGCAACAGGACAAGCGGCAGGTGAAGTTGGTAAGCAGACTGCTGCTGAGATTGCTAAAACTGTTGGTACTGAAAACTTGATTACAAGCACAATACCTTCTGCAATTCCAACAACAGCAGCGCAATCAACAAGTCAAATGTTGGCGCAAGAGGCAGCCAAATCAGCTGCACTGCAACCAGCAGTAACAGCAGGGGCACAGGAGGCAGTCAAGCAGAACATAGGACAAAGACTTGCTTCTGGGTTAGCTGAAGCGACTACTGGAGATCTTTTAGGCACAGCAGCAGCCGGTATTACTGGTGAGGCTATGACAGATCAGTTTAATCTGATGAACATGCCGCCACCTAAACAGGAAGAAAAAGAACCATTTTATGTCCCTGTAACGCCTGATGATCGAGGTGTTAGGTTTAGACGATCTAACACTGATCCAGCAGGAACTAGCGAGTTTGATTATTTTTCTAATCCTTTTACATACTCAACGGGTATGAAAGAGGGCGGCGTTGTAGGCGACAACGTCCGTGGATTGTTCCGTGGTGGGCGAGCATCAGAAGGAGATGTCGAAGCGCAGATTCCAGCAGACTATGACCCATTGAATCCAACTGGAAAATACAGGCCAGTATCAATGGCTACGCCTAGTTACTTTACTGATCCAATGGGAACAGCCGCTAAAGCAGCAGCAGCGGCATCAGATCAATTAGGGCTAACTGATCCATTAGGCAATAGACAATTTACTTTGCGAGATGTTGTAAACACTCAGCAAATTTATACACCTAGAGCAGATAGTCCAGCAATTACATTAGGCTCGCGTGGGTTTGCAGATGCGCCTGTAATTGATTACAACCAAAGATTGTTGGGAGATGCTACTAGAACATTTACAACTCAAGAGCAAATTGAGAACCCAGACTATGACCCTAATGCTGTGGCTGCTAGCACTACAACTAATACAGGTAGTAGCACTTATGACAGCTTTGTTCCAGATAGCGTTTATGACCTTATTCCAGAAGGTATTTATGGCGGCTTTATTCCAGAGAGAGGAACTACACAGATAGTTACAGGTGGATCTCCATATAACGAAACATTTGGAATGGGCGAAGGAGTAGTTAGCGATCTTACTACTGGTCAGCCAGATCCCTATGGCATGGATAGTTTTGTTCCTGTCGGGTCAATCATAGAAGATCTTCCGGGCGCTTTTGATCCAGAAAGTGGATATATGTTACCTACTGGTTTTGGTGGCTTGCCCTCGACGGAACAAGCAGAGTTTAGAGATCCATCTAATACTTTTCAGGGTGGTGTTGCTGTAGCTGAAGCGCCAACGACAGGGGTTGGATTTAATCCTGTTCCAGATTTTATGATGCCACAGGATGATATGGGTGGTTTTGATCCAATTATGCCTGTAATGGATTTTGCTCCTGTAGATTTTTCATCACAAATGATGGGCGATCCATTAATGAATTTTAGTTTGCCTCCAGAGCAGTCCTTGATGGACTTTGCGCCTGTAGCACCTGTTATGGATTTTGCTTTGCCACCAGTAGGATTTACTCCTCCTCCAGTAGACTTCCAATTGCCAGCAGGGTTTGCCCCAACAATGGGAATGGCTAGCCCTCCTGAGATTCCAAATTTTGACATATTTGGTGGAATGAAGCGTGGCGGATTAACAGGGTAAGATTATGAATACTAAAGATTTAGATCCAATGAAGCAGCCATTTGGTGGCATGTTGCCTAAGTATCAAAATGGTGGTGAATTAAATATAGATAGTTCTGTATTTGAGGGTTTAGTAGTAGGCAACGGCGGTGGAATGGATGACGTTGTACCTGCTGTTGTTGATGGTGTTGAGCCGGTATTGCTGTCACGAGATGAGTATGTAATACCAGCAGATGTAGTTGCTCATGTAGGCGATGGCAGCACTACAAGGGGTGGCGAACTGTTTGACGAAATGATTGCAAACATTAGAAAAGAAAAAACAGACACAGTAGTGCAGCCAGAAGAGTTAGAAGAAACTCCAGATGATATTATGGCAATGCTAAGGAAGCCAATTAAGGTTGTTTAAACATGGCGTTCGATATTGAACTCATTAAGAAGGACGATATTTTAAAGGTTTGGGGTGAGGTTGCTCACTACGCAGAAAATCTAGAGCGACGTAGTCATGGGCGTTATGTGACTGCGGATATACTGCATCAACTGTTAGAGCTTCCATATTTTGTATGGATAGTAAGAGAGAATGGAAACGCGCTTGGATTTTTTATTTGCGGTGTAAATAAATACCCAAGAAAAACATATTTAGATTTAAATACTCTTAGTGGCAATCGCCTTAAAGAGTGGGCATCGGAAGCATATGATGTGGTTGAGAAGTTTGCGCAAACTCTTGGCCTTGATGGATTAGAAACATCAACTGCTCCCGGTATGGAAAAAGCGTTTAAACGACATGGCTTTGTTAAAGAGTATGTTGTTATGGTTAAGCCAGTAGAAAAACTGATAGGGCAAGTAGAAGAAGATGACTTGCATGAAGCTGATGAACCACTAATGGAGGTGGCATATGGGCGGTAGTAGTGGTGGTGGCGGTGGTTCTGTTGATCAAAATGTAGAGACAACAGTAACTAATACAAATATACCTGAAGAATTTTACCCCTATTTGCAAAAAGTATTGCAGAGCGGTGACGCTCTTATGCAACAGGAGTATATCCCATATGAGGGGCAACGTACTGCTGCATATACTCCAGAGCAACAGGCTGCGTTTCAAGGAATAACAAGTTTAGCCACTAGAAGCTTGCCGGGAATGACGGGCGCTAGAAGCTATTATGCTAGTCAAATAGGAACAGATCCTGCAACAGGCTTACCTATAGGGCCAGATTATCAAACAACGTCAGGTGGCTATAGCGCTCCTACAGCTGATGCTGCTGGCTATACAGCGCCTACGACAAGCGCGGCTGGATATACAGCGCCTACAGCTGATGCATCTGGATATTCTGCTGGAACTATTGCTAGCGGTTACAGCCCAACAGCAGCAACATTTGGTGGAGGCTATGCGCCAACAGCAGCGGGTTTTGGATCTGGATATGGCGGTTCATCAATTGCATCAGGATATAACCCAAATGCTCAAGCATTTGCATCAGGGTATGATCCTGCAAGCCAAACATTTGGTTCTGGTTATGGCGGCAGAGAAGTAGCCTCATCATATGCAGATCCTTCTGCGATAACATCAGGCTTTCAGGGCGCAAACATTACCTCAAGCTATGATCCTCGCCAGTTTCAGGCGCAACAAGTAATGGATCGAGTTGATCAATATCAAAATCCATATCTTGAAGACGTACTAGATCGTTCGGCAGCAAGGGCGCAAGAGCAGTTTGATACCCAACAAGCTCAACGTGATCTAGCTGGAACACAGGCTGGTGGTGCTGGAGCATTTGGTAGTAGAGGTCAGTTAGCTAGGCTTACAGCCGCAGATCAGGCTAATAGAGCCATTGGCGATCTTGAAGCAAAACAAAGAGCGGCTGCATTTGATAAGGCTGTTGGTCTTGCTACAGCGGATGTTGATAGAGATTTGCGTGTACAGCAGCTTAGTGATGCATCAGGTTTGCAAGCTGCAAGGCTTGGTCTTACTGCACAAGAAGCAACAGCAAGATTTGGTCAGGCTGCTGGTGCGCAAGATCTACAGGCACAAATTGCATCAGATGCTGCGCGTCGTGCTGCTGGTCAACAAAGTTTATCCGCAGCCCAGTTAAGTGATGCTTCACAAAGAGCGGCTGGCGCACAAACATTACAAGCACAGCAATTACAAGATGCAGCGGCAAGGGCTGGAGGCGCTCAAACATTGCAAGCGCAACAGTTAGCAGACGCAGCAGCAAGAGCTTCTGGAGCGCAAGGTCTGCAAGCTCAGATTGCATCAGACGCAGCGGCACGAGCGGGTGGTGCGCAGACACTTCAGGCGCAACAGCTTGCGGATGCAGCCCTAAGAGCAGGAGGCGCTCAGACGCTTCAAGCTCAACAGATGGGTGATGCTGCATTGCGAGCAGCGGGAGCGCAAAGCTTGCAAGCCCAGATTGCACAAGATCAAGCGTCAAGGGCAGCAGGAGCGCAAAGTCTTGATGCATTTAGACTGAGCGAAGCTGCAAAACAGGCGGCAGGGGCACAAGGACTTGATGCATTTAGGTTGACTGAAGCCGCCAAGCAAGCGGCGGGAGCGCAAGGATTAGACGCATTTAGGCTTACAGAGCAAGCCGCACAGGTCGCAGGTGATCAGTCATTGCGAGCATCGTTGGCAAATCAGAAGGCATACGCCGAGGCGTTACGCAGACAAGACGCTGCCGCAGCAGCAGGACTTGGCGTAGATAAGGCAGAGCAAGCGTTAGACTTACAGCGAATAGGCGCACTGAACGCACTTGGCGCACAACAGCAAGCAGATCAACAAGCAATACTTGATCAGCAGTATGCAGACTTTGCAGCGCAACGTGACTATCCACAGCAGCAGCTAGCATTCTTCTCTAACTTACTGAGAGGCGTGAACCCTGCTGGATATGCTGGACAAACAACGACAACGTCATCGCCCGGCGCAAATCAAAGCGCGCAACTACTTAACTTCTTAATGGGCGCTGCTAACTTAGCTGCGTAAGGCGTTTAAACATGGCAATGGAAAACCTACTTAGGATTGCTAACAGGACTGAGGACTTGCCTGATCAGGCGCTTGCACAGCTTGCAAAAGCTGGTGGCATTGAAGCTGTGATTGCTGCGAGCGAAATGAAAGCCCGTAGTGATATACGCAAAGATGCACAGATGCCACAGCAAGGACAGATGCCTCCTGTAGTGGATCAGCTAATCAATATGGCTAACCGCCAAGCTGCACCACAGATGCCTCCTATGGGCCAACCTATGCCCCCACAAGCCCCGCAAGCTGCACCTATGGCACAGGGTGCCGCTGCCGGTAGACAGGCTCTAATGGCCAGAGGAGCGCCTACAGCGCCTAGTGCGCCTATGCCTCAAGGTATTTCGCCTGAGTTGGCTGCGCTTGCAGCGCGAGGTGGTATTCCTGCAATGCAGAGCGGTGGCTTAATACGCCGATTCCAAGCTGGTAGTCAGGGAACCATAGGATTACAACTATTAGAAGAGGAAGGATACACACCCGATACCTTCGCTTTGCTTTCGGATGTAGAGCAACAGGATGTATTGCAAGCAATTAATGATAGAAGGACTATTAATAGGGGCGCTTCTGCTTTGTTGGGATCTCCGGTAGGCGCGGCAACTGATGCTGTTATGTTTGCGCCACGGCTTTTGGGCAATGTAGCAAAAGACCTTATGTCTGGACGAACAGGAAGGGTGCTTGGTTTTGCCGATCCGGGCGATCAACCAAACCTTACTCCGTATTCAGCGTCACAACAAAAAGCAGTTGACTATCGAGCGACTCAGCAGCCTATTACAATGCAACAGCTGTCTTCTCCAACGATGCAAAATTATGCTTCTAGCATTATTGCAAATACAGCCGCTGCTGCTAACAATCCTCCTAACCAAGCAACTACCACGGCGTCAACAGTTAATCCAAGCGCTCAAGCATACATGAACGCTGTTTCTGGTCAGGGTGGCGCTCAACAAATAACACCAAGCGCTCAAGCATATATGAACGCTGTCTCTGGGCCACAAGGTGGGCAGTCTGGCCCCACTACTAGCGGCCCCACTAGCCGCTCTATTGGTACACCAATAAACGTACAACCGCCTCCAGAAGATGCGGTAGCACAAGCAACTGGCCCATTTAATGTACCAGTTCCAGCTGTTGCAGGAGTTACTCCATACGAACAAAGCCCAGCGTTTGCTGCGGATCGGGCAGCGCTACAACAATTTGATACTCAACAAACAAGAATAAATGGATTGCAGGGTAACTTATTAAAAACTCTTCAAGATAGAGAAGCAATTTATAACCAACAAGTAGATGATTCTGTTAAAAAACTTGCAGATTTGGAAAAAGACTTGCCTACCCGTCAAAACATTAAAGATCGCTTGAAGAAACAAACGTCGCTTGGTATGGCTCAAGCATTTTTCCAAGCAGCTGGAAGTAAAAGCCCAGACTTTATTACGGCAATGTCTCAAGGATTGGCTGGTGCCGCTGGTGTTATGAATAAGATGACAGGCGAAGAGCAGAAAGAACTTTATGCACACGCCTTAGCTGAGTATCAAAGAGAGCAAGGTAAGGCCAACACTGCGTTTAAACGACAAGAAAACGCAATGAAGAAGATTACTGATGCGCAAACTTTCCAAGCAACCTTGGCGACATCTAATAGAACCGCTAGAAATCAATTAGCAAAGATGAGGCAGGATAGCTATTACCAAACACTTGGTCTTAATGTTGATATTGATAAAACAAATCAGAAAACCTTATTAGACACCTACAATATAGGCTTGGAAGAACTTAAAACCTTCAGAACAGAGCGGCAAAATGCTGTTGAAAGCAGAAATAAAGTTTCGGAATCGGCATATAGTACGGAACAATCGGCTGATATGAAGCCAGAACAAAGAATCCTACAAGCGGATATTGCAAATAGTTACGCTCAACAATATGTGCGCGGTGCGCAACAAAATATCAATAGCTCTATAGATCGGATGGTTAAGGATTTAAGTAGAGAATTTAAGAGGTTAGAAAAACAAATTCCTGATCCAGCAGAAAGAATGGCAGCTGCAAGGGCGTTGCTTGAGGATAAGATAGAGGACGAAAATCTTGCAGGAGACAGAGCGGTATTAGATTTGTATGCGCAAGATTTGTTTGAGTTGGCTGCTGCTAACAACTCACCTGCCGCAAGGAGAAGGTTCTATCAAAAGCCACAGAATCAATTTATTAATCCAAAGGCGCTTGGATATGCGATAACAGGCCCTTAATGGCTACACAAGAAGAAAGGATTCAGCGGTTAATTAATTCGCTGCAAGGCCCAGTTCCGGGTTTGCGGCGTACCTTTGATGATCCGCAAGAAGGCTTACGACGATCACTGTTACCGCAACAGATTAATGTTCCTGATACACAGCAAGGAAGCTTCTTAGATATAGCGTCTGGTTCGCCAATGCAGCCAGCACCCTTTGTTCAGCAACCTGTGCAGCCACCACAACCCATGCCAGAGCCAACAACTGGTTTGGATTTATTTAAAGCGTTTGATTCGCCATTTGCCACTCAACCGCCTCCCAGTAGCACAGGCATGTTTGAAGGCACAGACGATAGCCTGTACGCCGTTCCTCGTGGTGTAGCTCGTGGTGCTATGCAAACAGGTCTTAGCATGGCTGAAGGTCTGTTTTCGATGGCAGACATGGTTACTAACCTTGCTGGGTATGAAGACGCATTAGATCCAGAAACGTCTGAGACATTTCAGAACATACAAGAAGCAAAGCGGTACGTTGGAAATGAAGAGGGCATGGTTGGAAAGCTTGCCGAGGGTGTTGGAAGTATCTTTACTTTTGCCATCCCCGGCTTGGGTCAGGCTGGAGCATTAGCCAGAGGAACCGCATTAGCCGCTAAAGGGCCGCAGTATCTTGACGCATCAAGAAGAGCGCTTGGATTGGCTAAGGGTTTAAACGGCCTCAAATGGACGTTTGCTGGCGCTGCTGGCGCAGGTCAATCGAGCGCCATGCTTGAAGCATATAAAGCTGCTGGCAATGATTACACCGTAGGGCAGCGCAATCTTGCAGTTGCTCTTGGTATTCCTATTGGATTCCTTGAATTGCTTGCCCCTGAGATGGTGTTGCGAGGCATACCTAATGGTATAGCTGGAGCCACAAAGAGCCAGATACTTCGTCGTTTAGGCGAGGCTGGAACCACAGGCATCGGTGAGGGTGGGCAGGAAGCGTTTTCTAGTGTACTTCAAGAGACTGCTGCCAAGCTCAACTACAACCCAGACATGCCTATTGGCGAAAGTATGCTGTCTGACTTTGGTTATGGCGCAGGTGCTGGTGGCATATTTGATTTACTTACACGCGGCAAAGTTCGTTACCCCAAGAGTGACAAAGAGATCACCAAGGAGTATCAGGACTCTACTCCGTTAGCTCCTCTTGATGATGAGTTTATACAAGACGCGGTAACAAACGAGACAGCAATAGCTGTATACGATGCTGACGGTAACCAGTTATCTGGTCAGATTATTGGCACAGAGGGCGACGATGCCAAGGTGCTTATTGACGATGAGTTAGTGTATGTACCGCTAAACCAAGCTCCCTCAGAAGATCAAGGACTTTCGTTTGCAAAAGATGCCGATCTTATTACTCCTCGCTATCAAGTTGGTGGCCGTGATGTCGGCTCGCTAACAGCGCAGGAGCTAGAGGAGGCGAAGCTACGAGCGTTCTTGCCGCCAGAGCTTATAGCTGATGTAGATGCTGGCAAGCTATCTGTGTTGGAAGCTGTAGAAGCAATGAACATAGCAGAGGATGGCACCGCTCAAGTCACTGCAAAGACAGCCTATGACATAAAAGCAATTGAAGCGGAGCTTGATAGAAGAAACCCAAGCCGTGAGCGCAACATGCCCACGGCCAACAATGACAAGCAACTTACTGATGAAGAGGCTGGGGTCATTGATTCGGGAGAGAATGCAGATGAAGCAAGCGATCCAATTATTAGCGGTATTCTTGGTGACGATACTGACACTGTTATTGGCAGAGTAGCCGGTGACAAAGATGTTGAGCGCTACGACAACATAGAAGACAAGGCTATAAAGGCAGCGTTTAAACGCGGCAGGGTTCCCAAGAAGGCGCAAGCGGGGCTGATTGATGAAGTTGCTGGGGCAGAAGGCGCATCACTAGCTGACCTAGATAATGCGCAAAAAGCGCAGTTAATGGATAAAGCGTTTGGCTATCAAGACGCGCAAAAAGCTAAAGCAGAAGCAGCAGAGCAGCAGCGGGTGGCTGATGAGGCGGCAAGGCAAGCAGAAGCCGATGAGATTAAACAGGCGCTAGGGCCGACCACAGAGGGCGTAGACGGCTCTGCTCCTGCGTTTGAGGAAGCTTTAGACGAAGACCAAGATGAAGTCGTAATCCCGCCAGCAGAGCCAGAGGCTGCTCCAGAGGTAGAGGTAGCGCCTGAAGTAGAGGCCGCTCCTGAAGTAGAAGCCGCGCCAGAGGTGCAAACAACCCAAGAGCCATTTCAATCTAAGACAGTAGAGGACTCCAAGCCTCGATATAAAAGCGCAATGCCTGTCTTTGAGTCGCAACTAGACAAGGCGTTGTACATAGTCGGCAACCCAAGAAGCAAATCTAAAGCAGATGATCAGATCATGGGCGAGTTACGCAAGTATCTTGACCGTGGGCAAGGAGAGTTTTCTGATTCAGATATTCGCAGGTTGGGTCAACTTGTGCGGCAGTCAGTTAAAGAACGAGGCGAGGCGGCTAATAAAGATGGCCGAAGCGAATTTGATGTACCCGAAGTAGCCACACCAGCAGTTGATATTGTTGCAAAAAAAGAGACTTTAGAAGATTTCTATCCGGTGCCTACGCCAGAGGCTGATGCGACTCCAGAGGTTGTAGTAGAGGCAGAGCCAGAAGTCGTAGTGGAAGCGGAGCCAGAAGCAAAGCCAGCCAAGCGTCTACAGACTAAAAAACAAAAAGCATTAAGCGCTAAAGAAAAAAATGACGTTGCGGTATTTGTTAATTCATTATTGTTGAGCGAAAAAACTGCATCTCAATCATTGCAGGGGCTAGCCTTAGCAGCCTACAACGAACAAAGGGCGCAAGGAAAAGATCACAACGGGGCATTGGATGCCTTGGAAACGAACGAAGATCTTATTGAGGCTGCAAATCAAGAAGACGAAATGTCTGATCTTGATGACATTGATTTTCTCCGCAAGGAAGGGCTTCAAGATACTGGTGTTGTACAAGGAACGCAGGTCACTGCAACTCCTGATGGGCCGGGAATTGTTAAAAGCAAAGCGCCATTAGATATAAACGACTTCAACCGAGTTAAGGCGATAGTAAACTCTATTGCCCCAGAAGCTAACTTGGTAGTGGCTAGCCAGCTTTATGGGCCTAGCAGGGGCGGCGAAGCAAATCAAAACGAAGTAGAGATTGATGGCGTTGTATACCCAATGGAAGAAGCATTGGGATTACAGGCTGGCAACATAGTGGCCGTGTCATTAGCTGATGGGTTTCTTGACCCACAAAACCGCGCATACCACGAAGCCACGCACTTTCTGTACAACAACAACTACCTTACAGATAAAGATAAGGCAGATCTTGCAGCCAACATAGATAGGTTGCAGGGCATTGTATCTAATCACTTGGGCGCAACAGAGTATGGTCGCGCCTTTGATGGGCTTACACCGGAGCGAAAGCTTAACGAGCTAATAGCGTATGGCTCTGCGTTATACAATCGCGGCTTAGACGTAGATGGCAAGGTGCCAAAAGAGTTTAACCCCGGACTCCGTAGGGTATTCAGCAAGATTGCAAAGCTGTTTAAACAGATTAAGGCTTCATTTGCTGGGGAAGGCAGACCTGCTGAGATTGAGCAAGTCTTTGAAGAGATACGCCAAGGTCGCGTAGGAAGGCGCTTACCACAGGCGACAAGCCAGTTTGATGCGACAGGGCTATCTGCATCTACACCGCTTTACATGATAAAGCAGGGGCCAGCAGCCGCAGTAACAGAAGCTAGGCCACAGATAAAGTCTCGACTCGTTGGCACATTGCAGGGCAAAGCATCACAGAAAGCGTTGCCAGAAGCGTGGGCTACTATTAAGAAGAACGCCAAAGGCGAAGATCAGCTATCAGGAATACTCCAAGGCACCAAGATAGAGGAGTTTAATGACTCTAGGCTTGCGTCATTTTTGGCAACCTTGCCCCAAGATAAAGCTGTATCAGGTCAAGAGTTGTTAGACCATGTGTCTGACATTGAGCAGATTGTTGAAATACAGGTTTATGGAAGACCAATAGATCGCGGTGATGGCACAGGATCTGAGGCTGCGTATCGAGCCGCTTTACAGGAAGATAGAAACAACCAAGCATTTAATCAGGTAGCCAATCAAGCGATGGTTGGGTTGCGCCTCAATAAGTTTGCAATGAATGTTATTGAGCCACTAAAGATGTACCTGTCAACCAACGACAGTGTGCCTAATAAGTCTGTAGATGGCCCAGCACTACCACAAAGCATTCAATCGGCGCTAAATGAAATCAGTGTATTTGCTGAACCTACTGATGGTCAGCGTAAAGAGCTTGTTAAAGCGTTGACTTTAGAAATTAAAGATCCAAATTCTGGATTTGATAAAAGGTTATTTGGTCAAATTCTTGTAGAAAATAGCTACAAAGGTCAGCAGCTCCGAGAAACAGAAGAACGCGCCGTATCAATAACCCCAGATTCGATAGTAACAGAGATTAGCCTTGGTTCTGAAGGCGGCATAGATCCATTAGATGTAGACCAGCCTAACTTTTATTATGCCTATACAACGATGGGCGGCAGAGAAATACCACAAAACGAAATAGCTATTCCAATTACAAAGCAAGAACAAAACTACAGAGAAATTGTTTTAGCTGTGCCTTCAGTGGCTGGAGACGGCTGGTATCACAGTCACTTCCCAGATATACGAAACCCTCTTATGCACATGAGAGTGTCAGATATTATTTTAGATGATGGTTCTATGGTTCTTGTTGTTGAGGAGATTCAATCAGATCTTCATCAAAGCGCTCAAACTCAGATGAAGGCACTTGCAGCAAGTGATTTGTATTCTGATGGTCAGATTTCATCAGACAACTTTGACCGTTTAAACAGGGAAGAAAAGCAGCTAGTCCGACAGGCTGTTGATGGATACAAAGATAAAGTTTATGGCGTAACAGTTCCTGATCTTCCGCTCAAAAACGAAAATCAACGCATAGCATTTGCTATGGATATGCTAACAAAGATGGCTGTTAAAAATGGCTACGATCAAATAGCAATATCAAATAGCGAAATGCAAGTAGAGCGTTATCGCAACGGCATAAAAGAACACATTGATGGGTTGGTGTTAAATGCATTGCCTAAAAAAGTGATGCGGCCTTCAACCATGAACCCAGATGGCTCTGTGTTGTTTAGGGTTGTCCGAGATGAACTGGGTGGCGCTAAAGACTTGGGGTTTACCGACCAAGAAATTGATGCAATGGAAGAGGATGGCATTATCCTTTTCAAAGAAGACGTTTTGGCGCGGCTCAATGAAAACATAGGGTTACTTACTCCAGTAGAGTTAGATATAAATCAAGACCTATCCTTTCCTCAAGCAGAGGCTTTAGGTGGAATGCCCCTTGGTCAAGACGCATTTCAAGAGCAGGAAGAAAAAAGTCAATATGCTGATCAGGCAATTAGCCAAGCTTTTGAGCGGGTTGAAGATCTTTTCAATCCGAGTGCCAAGCAAAGAACATCAAATTTGTTGGCGCGTTCTATTTATCTTGATCTGGAAGCAGCAGAGAGAGCTATTAAGTCAGAATTTGACGAGTCTTCAGAAGCGCTATCTGATGATGTTGTTGCGCTGTCAATGGCGCAAGCGCTTATAGAGCGAAACCCGTTAATACCCAAGAAGATTCTTGCTTCATATACGCAGCCAGTAGAGGGCGTGAGTAATGAAGGCGAGTATTTTTCTGGCAGTTTTTACAGAGGCACTATTGAGTTAGGCGATAAGGATTCTAGGTTATCGTTTGATAACGCAATCAATCTCAACGTAAACGATTGGCTTGGAGAAAACATATCCAAACTTGTATTGGATGAGATGGGTACGAGTTCAGGATTTTATGCTTCAAACTTGGTGTCTTTCGTACAAGAAAAGATTACTCAACTAGAGCAACTCAAAGCAAAGAAGGAGCGAGGAGAGCAGCTTACCCCGCAAGAGGCTCAATCGGAAAGCTTGCTTGATGTTCCCGCTATACGGCAAGCCAAAGACAGAACTACAGGCGCTATTGATTTGCCTGTGGGTGGTGGGTTTGAAAATATTTACGACCAAAAAATGCCAGAGTTTTTGCAGGACGCAATGGCTCGACTGCTTGGAACGTCAAGAAAACAAGTTAAGAATGCTAAAGATGAGATAAAGCGCACTAATAAAAATAAGCGTTTATATGTCGGAACAGGAAATACTGAGCTTACAGGGATGGGCGATGTTATTCCTTTTGAAGAAGCAACAATCGTTGACATTACCGATGATCCTGCTGCCTCTGCTGGTAGCCGTAGCCGACCAATAGGGCAAGACACGGCAGAAGCAAAAGCCCTACAAGCAGCGCTGATCGAAGGCGATGCGACACAAGATTACTATAGGGATAGAGATCCAGAGTTTTCAGCAGAGGACTTTGGTGAAGTAACACAGCGATACGCAATCGCTACATCTCCTCAGAGAAACCAGTTACGCACATTTGAGATCACTGATGACATGCGCTCATCAGATCAACTGCAAGAAGCATCAGAAATATACTATGCCCGTAAAGAGAATGATCGCGTAGAGGCTACAAACAAAGGCACCGATGACCTAAGAGGCGTATTTAAGAACGCCCGTCAGAACGGAATAGACTTCATCAACAACTTGCCCTTCTTCAATACACTAAGGGCGATGCCAGATAAGAAAGAATTTTACCTGTCACGAGCAGAGTACCTTGGCGTTGTGGCGCGATCCTCTAAGATCGCTGAATACCTTAGAGATGAGATTGGCAACAAGTTCCTGACCCGTAAGGGTTCAAAGAACCGACAATCTACGGAGCTTTTGCGTAGCACTATCTACCAGTACATGACCACAGGTGAGCCTTCTCAAGAAGAAGCACTGTTTAAACAGCTTCAAGCGCTAGACAACCGGGCGGCTTCAGCAGCGTTTAAAGCTAAGGACATGATTGAGCGTCTTGGTGGTGAGCTTATGAATGCTGGGCTGCTACCAGCCAAGACATACTTTGAGAACAAGCGGTCATATTTGCCGCGTATGTACTTGAAGCATGTACTTGAGGATAAGCGGGACGCTAAGTTCAGCTATCTCAAACAAAGAAAAGATTTAGATCCAGAAGCGCAAGAAGCGTTGGGTGCGATCAATGAGCTTGATCCTGCGTTCCTAGTTTCTCGCGCTATACAGCGACCAGTAAGGGACTTGCAGTTTATAGAGTGGATGAACTCTGTATCTGAGAACAAGAACTGGACTACTAATGACGATCAGTTTCTGGTTCCGTATGGCCCACCAGATGAAAACGGACAGCCATCCAATGTCAGCGGCTTTTATCTTATAAACGAAGTGCAGACGCTGCGTGATATAGCAACGGCGCTGGAGTCAGCAGAGCCAGAGCGAGCAGCAAGACTCCGCAATGATGCAGATCAAATGGAACAGGCTGTAATAAGCACGTTTGAAGAGCGCGGCCTATCGGAATACTTGACTGATCCTAATAAGGACATATCGGTTGCCCTCCAGCAGTACGGCAATCAATACAAGCGCGTTCCTAAAACGAGAGAATATGGTCTGCTTGCTGGACGGTTAGTGCGAACAGAGATCTATGATGATGTCGTTTCATCAGGCGCAATGCTCAACGTGGGCGATGAGGCATACGTTAATCTCATGTCTAAGGGCCGCAAATTTACGGCTGTTTGGAAAACCATTAAGGTTCCACTTAACCCACCGACTATTGCGCGTAACACCTTCAGTAACGCCATACTAATTCACTTGTCAGGCGTACCATTCCATCGCGTTCTTCCTCGCATGATTGAGGCTGCGAGAGAGATCGTTGCGTACAGAAACAATGACTTTGAAAACTCTAAGCACTTCGCAGAGATGTTGAAGCGGGGAGTACAGCAGTCATCATTTACTGATCAAGAGCTTATGCAGATGTCCGATGACATGCTTGAATTCTTGAAGTCAGTTGAT